CGCTTTTCAAATCAGCTTCAGCTTCTGCCAGAAGTGATTTTCTTTTTGCCAGATATTCTTTTTTATCCATTTTCACCTACTCCTTTCAACTTCAACAGATTTAGTCTTGCGGCATAAAGCCGTTTTTGCTTCTCTTGGTCAACCGATTGTCCAGCTTTTGCGTCTTGTTCCTTTTTCAGAAACGCACGCATTTTTGCAATAACTTCTTGCGGCAACAATCCGGAAGGACCAAGACTTGCCGCTAGTTGCTTCTGTTCATCAAACATGATCTCGTCAACAAAGCCTTTCTCAAGGGCTTGCTGCGCATTGAGCCACGTTTCTTTATCCATCATGTCTTTCAACTCTTGTTCAGACAGACCGGTTTTCAGGCGGTAGGCGTTCGCAATAGACGTGTTAAAATTCTTTAACACATCCGACTCTTGTTGCATGTCCCGATAGTCCCCTACTGCGATTGACCATACGTTATGGATCATGATCTGCGCAGTTGGGGAAATGGCCACCAAATCGCCAGCCATTGCGATGACGCTTGCAGCACTTGCGGCTACCCCGACGATCTTGACCAATACCTGCCCCTTGTAGTCTTTTAGCGCAGTGTAGATCTCACTTCCGGCAAATACTGATCCGCCGCCAGAGTTGATAATAACTTCAACGTCATCTCCGGCAGCATCAAGAAGCGCACTCGTTACATCCGATGGACTTGTATTCGCGATACCAAACCAGTCATATATCCATTTCTCATCGTCAGACACGATCACACCTTTGATTTCGATCGTTTTTGGCATTGTTTCCACCTCCTTCCCGGCCATTTACTGGCGCCATATCCAAACGTCTGACGGCCACATCCCCGCCTTCAATTGGTGGCAAGTTCATGACGCGCCGCCACTCATTTGCGGTCATGGCACCACGGTCCACCATCTGCATCAGTGACAGTTTTGTTTGCATAGAAGCAAACGACAAGTCTGTCCCACCAAATGTGATTCTGTTTCCAAAACCTCTCTCTCTGCGGCTAAACAACTTACGCGTATACTCTTCGCTCATCTGCTGAGCCAACGGCTCGATTTCGGCCTCATAAAAAGCAAGCCATTCATCTTCGGTGTATTTGGCCTGTACGATTCTGTCGTTCACGCCAAAAAAGCTATACAGACGCTGTATTGCCTTTTCTTGTTGCGGAGTGCTGGGAACGTACTGTTGTCCGGCTTTCACTTCTTCCACGTCATAACGCGGATCCTGAGCAACGACACCGCCACCTGCATCCGCCGATAAGTAGCTGTCCACAAACTCTTGCACTTGCATGTCACGGTCTTCTTTTTTCAGCGTCGCTTTGAACTTCAGAATCCAGCGGACGATCGAAGAGTTTTTCACCGCGTTGACGACCGACTGGTCTGATGCGGTGATGATCTCCATGATTGGTCGCAAAGCCTCCACCTTGGAGCTGCCGAACAGGTCGTTGTCGTTGTAGTCATCCCTCAAATGGATAACATCTGAATACGGTACCGTTAGGGTCTGACCTCGCGGCAACCAAAACTTGAGCAGCAGGTCGTCTTGCTCTGATCGTATGGCTTGTACCTGTGTCGCGTTGATCGGATACATCTGCATCGGGTACCCATTCTCATCACGATAAATCAACGCAAAAGCGTTTCCATTAAGCATCAGTTGAGTCGCCATTTTTTCTCGTAACATTTGTCCGCTGGAATATGGGTTCGGGTCTTCCAATAGGACACGCATGTATGGATCTGGATTGATTTTTAGTCCATCTGGGCCCTCTCGAATGTGTAAAGCCGACAACTTTCCGATTGCCTTTACCTTGGGTCTGATCGCTGCCCGGATGATGTCGGACTTAAATAAACTTCCACCCCAGGGAGAAAACCCATCACCCCGGTCTGTTATCATTCTGATTACCCACTGTTCGCCGTCAGTTTTATTCAAGAATCGTTTCAACCATTTCAAATGCCTCACCAACTTTCAAAAGAAAAAAAGAACCTGGTTACGGTTCTCATGGTTGGAATGTATTAAAGTCATCCTTCACTTTTAGGTAGGCGATATAGGCCGCTAACAAACTCGCATATCCATCAATCCTCGCTCTGCTTGCACGTTTGTCAGGTTGGATATTCCCGTTGGCATCAATCCTTGCTGATGTGTTTGTCACACACCATCTCAGCAGGCCGTTGTGCCGACTGAACTGAAAGACTTGGTCTGCAAAGAGGACCTTTGTTTGTTTCATCGGTTCACTCAATGTTTTTGCTCCCCAAGGGATAGCGAAAGTTACGCCGCGCCCGTCTGGTTCTTCTTGCATGAAGCCATGCGCTTCAAGTTTTTTCTGCAGCTCATTGTAGTGCCAGCGGTCTGCGCCGATCTTCCAAAACACAACTCCATATTCTTGTGATAGGTGATGATACCAATCTGCAATGTCTTGCAGATCAACCATGCTTCCCTCGCAAATGTGGAGCAATTCGTCATTGAGCGGATCACTGGCTCCGGTTTTGCAGAAACTTTCATACGCCATTTTGTCTTGTTCGCTGCTCTTTTCGATTCGTTGCCGGGCAATAAAGTACTTTTGGAAGATGTGCAGCTTACCATCAAACGGAACCAACGCCGTTGCGCAGGTCAAGTCCGTCGTCTCGGAAGCATCCACACCACCGACCGCGTATTTGCCTTGAATCATGTCAAGCGACATATCGATTGCACAGCGATCGACTTCCTGTAGGTTGAAGTACACTACGCTTGTTCCGCTTGCTCGGTTCAGATGTTTCGCCAGGAAGGAGGGCATCTGTGCCGGGTCCTTCAATGCCTTTTGATATTCGCCTTCCAGATAACGCATGGTCGGTCTGGCATCCGGAATGCCCGGGTTTGCTTTGATCCAGCAAGAGCGATCTTCCGGGTTGTCATCTTTATCGATACGGAAGATCATTGGGAAAAGACGCTCTTGACTTTTCCCGGAAAGCCTTTCCTCACACCTTTTCAGGATACTGTCGAAAATGCCTTCGCGAACAAATCCAAAAGTGGATATGACAACGATCAATGGTTGCGTTCGCGCGCCCATCGCTGACGAAAATACATCGTAAGTGTTGCGGTCTTTGATCGCATGCAACTCGTCGATGATTACGCCATGTGGGTTCAGACCGTCTTGCGATTGGCTATTCTTGCTCCCAGCTTTCATGTAGCTGTTCATCGCAGGAAACAGGATCATTTCGCTGTTGTCCTTGTCGCGCTTTGTTCGCCAGTATTTACGCGGATTGTTCGGCGGCGTCAGCACGTCGCTTGATTGCAAAAAAGCCTTCGCATTTTCGTACACGATAGCTGCCTGCGTCTTTTGTGTGGCAAGCGTCCACACTTGCGCAGCCGGCTCGCCATCGGCCATTAGGAGGAAATCTGCAATCGCAGAGATAAACGTCGATTTTCCCCACTTCCGGGCGACAAGCAGCACAACCTCCGTGAAGTACCGGACTTCCATCTGAAACTCTTCGTCGTATATCTTGAAGCCAAACACGCATGCAGCGATGTACTTCTGCTCCAGGGACAATTCCAACGGCTGGCCGGCCCATCGGCCTTCTCGATGTTTTACCAGTTTGCAAAAATCTATGAATGCCTCGACATCGGTTTCGTCGTACCAAACCTCCTCGCTTTGGAGAAGTTCTTCGATCATCCGTTTGAGTGCTTTGATGTCTTCGCAGTGTTTATCCGGTTCGCGTTCGATGTAGTCATGCCAATCTTGGATATATTTCGGCGTTTTACTTGACACGTCTCATACCGTTTTTCCGCTGGAGGATCTCCACGAACGCGTCGGATTCTTTCTTCGTTGTCGCGGTTGCACTCTCCGGGATCAGATCTGCAAGCTGACGACAAACCGTTGTATAGTTTTTCATCATCGTGTTGTGCTGTTGGGCAGCCGCGCGGATCCGTGTCATCGGTAATGCATCCGGACCGTTCTGATACAATTCCGTCGATCCGTTTGCGTTGATATCTGCTTCCAGATCCTCCAACTCCACGCGGAGAAACGCGGCCCGGTGGAGCAGCCCTTCAGCAGTTGTCATTTTATTTTTGGGTACATCCTTCAAACTTCGTCGAAGTCGGGCCAACTCTTTTTTGATCCGCTCATCTCTCGTCAATTCTGCGGATTTCGCCATAAAATCACTTCCTTTCTGGCGAGTTTTATACCCCCCCTCTCGCGCGCGAGCCTCGCGTAAAAATGAAGGTGGGGGGCGCGGTCGTATACATTTTGCCCCCGCCTCTCAACTAAGGGGGGTATCTTTGCCCCTATGCTTCATCACGTCTATACAGGATCAGCAAACCTGTGAAGCCCTGAGCACCTACCATGCTTGATGTTATGACAGGTTGCACAAAGATACTGAAGGTTGTCCGGGTTATAGGCGATGTTCCAATCATGTTTGTTCTCATCAGTCAACTCGATGATATGATCGACCTCTTTGCCTGCTTCCGTCCTACCTTCCCTTAGACACTGTTCACATAACCCATTTGCTCGATTTATGACGAATTGCCTAACTCGCCGCCACTCAGATGTGGCATATATCTCAGGATGTCGCGCCATCTCTTTCCACCAATCGCTTCCACACAGCTTGATAAAAGATTGTGATGATGATTCCGCAAACAAAACCTGTTAACCACGACATTTGTTAACCTCTTCCTTAACAAGATCGTCCATGTCGTCGTTCTCCTCGATTTCGTGGTTGTAGTTGGCTATAAGGAGCCAACCACCGGGATAATTTCATCAACCACTTCATTCAGCATCACTCCATTGAAAAAGCCACTCGGTTACCCGAACGGCTATGTAAGCTTTATAAATTTTTCCGTACTTCAATTGTCTTGTATTCTCCGTTCGCCGGATCGACTGCAACAATAAACTCTTTGCCATCCCGTTTACCTATGAGCAGAAAGTTTCCAGACTTCAATCCGTGCATTTCATCAAAAACTGCAAAAGGGGTTTTTCTTTGCTTGTCGTTGTTCATCCCTGTTCACCTCTCATTTATATTTAATCCCACCACTCAGGTTTATCCTCCCAACCTTCAGCACAGCCGCAAGGCTTCGTGTCCCGTTGGCTTCTGGCAACCCCCTACTCTTGATTCGGGTCTTCACCGGCTTCTGTGATCTCCTGTCTGAACAACTGCAGCAAGCTCATTTCCCTCACTGGCATACGGCGCAATCTTCAACAAAAAACCAGCCTCGGCGAGTGACAGCTTCCTGAGCCGTCGTTTTGCTTTCTGGCTGGCTTTGATCTTCACGAATTTTGCGCTGCGGCCGGCAGGCCGGAACACTTTGACGATCTCGTCAGGGCGACGCAGAATTTGCTCCTCGAAAAACACTTCCCCGGTATCCGGGTCTACAAATTGGCGCACTACACGTCACCCACCTCCATAAAAAAAGCACCGCGTGGGTGCCTCTTTATTCACCAGTTAATTGTTTCCATCTGGTTAGCGCTGCCTGAAGAGCACCTTCTAAGGTACTGAATACTTCCGAGTATATCGATTCCTTAGAGTCTTTTTTTCTTATATATGCGGAATATTTTCCGCTTGCTAACCAACTTGCTCCAACTTCATATTGCTCCTTATCAAAATTCAAATTTTCTCCATTCATTTCAATCCCCCTCCCACCTCCACCATTCGTCACCAGTGACCATATTCCTACAACTTTCGCCCGACAAATTCCGACATTTGGGAGGGAAAAAGTGTTTTATCATAGTAATTGATGCTGGTAGAAGACTAAAAAAATATCCCCATCTTTACGGAGGTTTTTTCATTGAGCGACTACAGAGAACATTATTTGTACAAGTTAACAAAAGAAATCAAACAAGAATTGTTTATCGCCTTAACAAAACCATCCAACCATTTTAAACATTCAGGTCTCAAAGGAAGCGCAAGAGAAAGGACATTCATTAAAAACTTTTTTGAAGAAAGGTACCCGCGTGTATCTGTGGCTGGCGGAGAAATCATAAGCACCACCGGCTACCATTCTAGCCAAATAGACATAATAATTTACGACGAAAAAATTACTCCCGTTTTTTATCAACAAGGGCAAGACGCTCGAGTTGTACCGATTGAAGGCGTTTTAGGTACAGTGGAAGTTAAGTCGTATCTGAACAGTGAAGATTTGATAATTGCAATACAAAAATCCGAAAGAATAAAAAAAGAAACTGCCCGATCTTATTGGAATCGTCGACGCCAAATACACAAATACAAATACTATAACACTGAGTTTGATTACTTCCCGATCCAAACTATGATTGTTGCCATAGATGGTATCAGTATGAGCAAAGTTGGTGAAATTTTAGCCGAAGCCTATAAATCAATAAAACCAGAACACAGACTCGATTTTATCTATATATTACAAAAAGGGCTTATTTATATCGATTTTATGACAAACAAAATCCACTTGATCGAAGACACAGATGATGCAATCTTTATGTTTTATGCCCTGACCTATGGCCGTTTCTGTTTGGCTGATATTCCTCCGATAAAAATTCATGATTATGCCGCACCTTTTTCAATATACCAAAGAACGCTTGACTTTATTGAGCCATTTTAATTGCTTGAATAAACCTGATTGCTTCAAAAAGCCGTTTTTCTTCAACGGTTAACTCGTTAAGATGTTCGCAATACACGTTTGACCCGA